AAATAACCTCTAGTTGTTAATACGACTAGGGTATCAATAAGGGCGTAGTCTAATGGTAAGACAGCGGTCTCCAAAACCGCTAATTGAGGTTCGATTCCTTGCGCCTTTGCCATATCACAAGCTCACGTTAATGCGTGGGCTTTTTTATTGCCCTGTAAATGGGGTGGAGTATGAGAATGTTAAAAGACGCAGGGAATCAAAGTATTTTTTGGTCTGGCTTTGGCGCATTCTGGGCAATGTATTCATTCCAAGAATGGCTGGCTATTTTGGGTTTAATCATCGGTTTAATCAGTGGTCTCGTTAATATGTACGCTAAATTCCAAGAGGGTAAGGTAAGAGAAAACGAAGAACGCAGAGCGGATGAGCTTCATAAGTTGAAGATGGAACAATTAAAGCGAGGATTAAGAGATGGTACTGTCGAAGACTAGAAAAGCGCTTGGTGCCTGTTCCGTTATTGCGGTTATTGGAATTATGTATTCTCAATTTGGCGGAGAGCTAAGATTAAGCCCTGCTGGAGCTGAGATAATCGGTAATGCTGAGGGTTGTATGGCAACTCCATATAAATGTCCTGCTGATGTATTAACTGTTGGTATCGGCTCAACAGAATACTCTGGACAAAAGATAGAGCCTAATAAGAAATACACAAATGAAGAAATCGCATACCGATGGAAAAACGATATTAAACTTGCCGAATCGTGCGTTGATAGATACGCCAATGGAAGAGCACTACCACAATCTGTGTTTGATGCTATGGTATCTGTTACGTTTAATAACGGATGCGGTAATCTTAAAAATTCAACAATGTTTCGATTAGTGCGAAACGGTAAGTATGTTGCTGGGTGTAATCAACTTCTGCGTTGGGTTTATGCTGACGGGCGAAAGCTGCAAGGCTTGGTTAAGCGTAGAGAAAAGGAAAGAGCGTTATGTTTAGCAGATTTAAAATCTACTCAATCGTAATCATCGCATTAACTATTTTGGGCTTGTGCGGTTGGATTTGGCACCAATCAAAGAATATAGATGAACTAAGATCCGAAAACCAAGTGCAAGCCCAAACCATTAAAAGCCAAGAGCAAGTTAATCAATCTTTGAAAGATACGATTGAGATAGAACGCCAAGCGGTAGAACAGCAGAGAGTAATCCACGATGAAATCAAACAAGCAAGCCAAGACAAAATCCAAGTGGTTAGAAAGATTATTAAGACACAACCTTGTTATAGCACTCGTATTAATGATGACGCTATTGAGCGGTTGCACTAATAAGGTAACTACTAAGACGGAATACATTTATCCGCCTCAAGCTTTCTTAACGCCTTGTGTGAAAACTCCATTTATGGGTAGTACATACGGTGAGGCAGTGGAGCATTTAATTATAGTGCAAGGTGAGCGTGATATGTGTGCTAGCCAAATAACAAACATTAACAAGTGGATTGAATCTACAAAGATTAATAAGTAGCAACAAGTGAAATAAAAGATCGCTAAATATAAAGTGCGGTCTCTTTTTTATTTTAACTGATTGATTTTAAAAATTAAAAGGTACTCCTGATGGGATACCCCTTTCCACGGGGTTTCGGGCGCGCGGTTTTCGACAGTTTTTTGACATCTTAGGCGTCATCATCTTTTTTACTTTTTAGGCATTTTTACGGTCTCGGTATGGATAATTTATTCGATTTAAAACTCAATATAAATCAGATTGCCGAACTTGTCGGAATGCACCGTCAGACCGTATCACAACGGGTCGCAGGACTTACTCCTGCTATCGGTAGTAACTCAAAATTAAAGCTATACGCAATATCTGATTTAATCAAAATCGGGCTTGCCGAAAAAATGACGGCAGATGTTGATAGTTTGTCACCTGTTGAGAGACGGGCATTTTGGCAAGCAGAGAACGAAAGACTTAAATATGAGAGAGACACTGGCGAGCTAGTGCCAGCGTTTGAAGTTGCTCAAGAGATGAGTTTTTTGGCAAAAGCAGTAGTGCAGTCACTTGATACTTTACCAGATATTTTAGAGCGTGACTGTGGATTAACACCGTCACAATTAACCCGTGTAATACAAGTAATCGATGACGTTAAGTCGCAAATGTCATCGCATATACAGGCTGGCGATGATAAGTCAGAGGAGCAGTAATGTTTGCATCAGCTAAAGACATTAGACGAGACATTGCAAATCTACTTAAGCCTCCACGTCGAATGAAGGTGTCAGAGGCAGTCGCTGAGTATATGCGTGTGCCTGTTGGTGGTGGGAACTCCGTTAAATGGGATAAAGACACTGCGGCATATATTTTAGAGCCGATGGATTGCCTTAACTCTCGAGAATATGACGCAGTTATTTTTGTTGGACCGGCCAGAACAGGTAAAACGGTTGGTCTAATTGATGGGTGGATAACCTACTCGATTGTTTGCGATCCGTCAGATTTTCTTCTTGTCCAACTTACTCAAGAAAAAGCAAGCGAACATAGTAGAAAAAGATTAGACCGCACTTTTAGATGCTCGCCTGAGATTGCAAAAAGATTAAGTCCGCGTAAAAACGATAACAATGTCCACGATAAATATTTCAGGGCAGGTAATCTATTAAAGATTGGTTGGCCGTCAATTAATGTGTTGTCATCATCTGATTATAAATACGTTGCATTAACTGATTATGATAGATGGCCCGATGATGTGGACGGTGAGGGCGACGGGTTTAGTTTGGCGTCCAAACGTACGACTACATTTATGAGTGCTGGCATGACGCTTGTTGAGAGCTCGCCAGGTAAAGATATTGTCGATCTAAAACATCACCCAAAATCAACACATGAGGCGCCTCCGACAACTGGCATTTTATCGCTGTATAACCGAGGAGATAGACGTCGTTTTTACTGGCAATGTCCACATTGCTCTGATTGGTTTGAGCCATCAATGGCTAACATGGTCGGGTATCGTGATGATACCGATTATGTCAAAGCATCGGAAAAAGCCCGTCTGCAATGCCCACACTGTCAAACTCTGATTGAGCCTGACAGAAAGCGCGCATTAAACATCGGTGGCAAGTGGTTAAAAGAGGGGCAAACGATAGATAAAGACGGTGTAATACATGGCGAGGGAAGAAACTCACGTATTGCGTCATTTTGGCTAGAGGGACCGGCTGCCGCTTATCAAACATGGGCGCAATTAACTTATAAATTACTCACTGCTGAACATGAATTTGAAATGACAGGCAGTGAAGAAACTCTAAAAGCGGTAACTAATACTGACTGGGGATTACCTTATTTACCACGCTCCGCACTTGAGCAACGCCAAAGCGATGAGCTGATGGAGCGACGAGAGGAAACTGAAAAAAGAACGGTACCTTATGGGTGCCGTTTTTTATTGGCTGCGGTTGATGTACAGGGTGGGCGGAACCGTCGTTTTGTAGTCCAAATTGTGGGCTATGGCGAAAACAGCGAACGATGGCTCATTGATAGATACAACATTAAATCATCAATGCGGAGCAATTCAGATGGAGAAAGTCTCCCGATTGATCCGTCCGCCTACCCTGAGGACTGGGATTTACTCATCAGTGATGTGCTTAATAAGCAATATCGCATTGAGGGTTTAGATGGTGGATTTATGCCAATCCTTGCTATGGCTGTTGATAGTGGCGGTGAGGATGGTGTAACGGATAACGCTTATAAGTTTTGGCGTAGATGCAAACGCGATGGATTATCTAAGCGCGTTTATCTCGTCAAAGGCGATAGCACCAAACGACAAAAACTGATTTCTCGCACCTATCCCGACAATACGTCACGGTCAGACCGACACGCTAAAGCACGAGGTGATGTGCCGCTATACCTACTTCAAACAGACCAACTTAAAGATCGCATTAGTAACGCATTAAGCCGTGAGACTATCGGGGCTAACTATATCCATTTTCCGTCGTGGCTTGGCGAATGGTTTTTTGATGAGCTGACATACGAGGAGCGTGGACAAGACGGTAAATGGCGTAAACCAGGTAAGGGCAACAATGAGGCGTTTGACTTATTTTGCTATACCCATGCGATCGCTATTTTGCGTGGTTATGAACGTATTAAGTGGGGCGATGAGGACAATGTCCCATACTGGGCAAAACTACCTGGATTAAATCCTGATGTAATCCGAAAAGAGATAACTGCACCGGAAGAAGAAACAGAAAGTGCGGTAGAAATTGAAAAAGTAAAACCGCAACCGAAACCCAAAACAAAAAGTAATTGGCTAAACGGTGACGTAAGTAAAAAAAGCGGTTGGCTTTAACTCCTAGACAACCTTAAATCGGTAGATACCGAGCCTATGAAAAGGTGGGTATGTTGCGGTAATAACTCAAGCCCTGACTAGAGATAGTTGGGGCTTTTTATTATCTAAATTTGGAGACAGAAAATGCAATTAGCAAATCCCGAAAATTTTAAACAGTTTGTACAAAACAAAGGCTCAAAAACTATTACCACATCAGAAACTGTAGCAAAAGTTTTTGGCAAGTATCATTACCATGTTATACGTGATATCCGTGAAATTTTAGAAGCTGGTGATGACGAATTTAACCGAACCAATTTTGGTTTGGTTGAATATATCGATAAAAAAGGCGAAAAGCGTCCAATGTTTGAGATGACAAAAGACGGGTTTATGTTGCTGGTTATGGGATATAAAACCAAAAAAGCAATGGCAATTAAGATCGCTTACATCAAAGCCTTTAACTTTATGCAGGAGCAATTATTATCTGGCAATATGACATTGCTTGAGCAATATTACCAAGCCTTGGGTGAGCATAAAGCCGAAAAACAATTAGCAAGCGTTTGTGGTAAGGCGCTGAACGAATGGAAAGGTAAAAAGCCGTTGCTTGAAGCAACACTTAAAATCTTTGAAGATAAATTGCAAATTGAGTTACCACTACTTAACTAACCGCACCGTAAAAAAGTGCGGTTTTTTATTGGGGCAAAAATGGCTATCTACGAAAGAGACGAACTCGAAGAAAAAATCCGAACGCTTGATGAAAAGATCGAAAACGCCCAAAGCCAAGTTAGCTTTAATGGGCGATCGGTATCTTACCAAGTGTCCGAATGGACAAAACAACGTGACCGCTATCAACAAATGTTAAATGAGTTACTGGCGGAAACAAGACAGCGCGTAAAACACCACAGAATCAAATATGCGAGATTTTAAACGATGGGAATATTAGATAAAACAATTGCCGCAATCTCGCCTAAATGGGGCGCACAGCGAGCAAAAAGCCGATATGTGATGAATGCATACGAGGCAGCGATGCCAAGCCGTACACATAAGGCAAAACGCGAAAGCCAAGGTGCGAACGTATCGACCAAACAAAGTGCGGTCAGTTTGCGAGAACAAGCTCGAGCGTTAGATCAAAATCACGATATTGTGATCGGTATTTTGGACAAAATGGAAGAACGTGTGATTGGCTCTAGAGGAATCCATATCGAACCACAACCGCTAAATTTAAATGGCGATGTTGACGAGGTGCTGGCAGAGCAAATCCGAAAAAAATGGGCGGAATGGTCTGTTAGACCTGAGGTTACTGGACAATTTACTCGGCCAGAATTAGAGCGAATGCTTTTGCGCACTTGGTTACGAGATGGTGAGGTATTTATCCAGCTTGTGCGCGGTAGTGTAGCTGGACTAAATCATAGCACTGACATTGCATTTAGTCTTGAAGCGTTGGAGCCTGATTTTGTGCCGATGTGGCAATCTGACACAGCTAATGTAATCCAAGGTATAGAGATTAATGCCTGGCGTCGTCCTGTGTCTTATCGGGTTTACATGGATAATCCACAGGAAAATAACCGCACTTATGGGCGAGTTAAAATGGTGCCTGCGGAAAATATGCTGCACCTTGCGTTTAAAAAACGCCTACACCAATTACGTGGTGTGTCGATGTTGCACGGCGTTATTGTCCGCCTATCAGATCTTAAAGATTACGAAGAGAGCGAGCGTGTGGCCGCACGAATTGCCGCAGCTTTTACAATGTATATTAGAAAAGGTGATGCTGCGATCTATGGGGACAACGAGGATTACAGCACGGATAGCCCTGAGCGCGACTTTGAAATTGCTCCAGGTGCAATCATTGATGATTTAAAGCCTGGTGAAGATATTGGGTTAATCAACTCAAACCGCCCAAACGTTAACCTTGAAACCTTTCGTAATGGGCAATTAAGAGCAACGGCAGCCGGTACACGCTCCAGTTACTCAAGCATTGCCCGTGACTATAACGGCACTTACTCAAGCCAACGCCAAGAGTTGGTTGAGAGCTTTGAGGGTTACTCCGTTTTACAAGATACCTTTGTTGCGCATATCTCTCGTCCAATCTACCGCGAATGGCTAAAAATGGCGATTGTCAGTGGCGAGATTGAGGTGCCAGTCGATATCGATCCTGCATCACTTTATAACGCTGTTTATAGTGGCCCTGTTATGCCGTGGATTGATCCGACAAAAGAGGCTCAAGCGTGGAAAGAACGTATCAAAGGTGGATTGGCAACCGAAAGCCAAGCAGTACGAGCAAGCGGAAGCAACCCGGCAGAAGTTAAGCGCAGACGTAGAGTCGAGGTTGAGGAAAACCGCAAATTTGGCCTCAAGTTTGACACAGATTTAACTAACACAGGTACGACAAATGAAAAAACAAAAGATGATTCTGTCGCCAGTGGCGATGGCAACGAGCGGGACAAAGACGAATAACCAGTCTTGGTACTCAATCAAAGCCAAAGCCAACGATACGGCAGAAATCTCAATTTACGATGAAATAGGATTCTGGGGTGTGTCTGCTGCGAGTTTTGCGCAAGATTTAAAATCCTGCGGCAATAACTTAAAACAGATTAACTTACACATCCACTCCCCAGGTGGCGATGTTTTTGACGGAATTGCCATTTACAACTTGTTAAAAAACCACCCGGCAAATGTGACAGTTTACATTGACGGCTTGGCGGCAAGTATGGCGAGCGTTATTGCGATGGCAGGGAACGAAGTAATTATGCCTGAAAACGCAATGATGATGATCCACAAGCCTTGGGGTATCCAAGGCGGTGATGCTGAGGATATGCGCAAGTATGCCGACCTATTAGATAAAGTCGAAAATACACTAATCCCAGCTTACGCAAGCAAAACAGGAAAAACACCTGAAGAATTAGCAGAAATGCTATCAGCGGAAACTTGGCTCAACGGTAAAGAATGCGTTGAACAAGGATTTGCTGACAAACTAGCCGAACCACTTGTGGCGATGGCGTCTATTAAATCACGAAAATTAGAGGACTTTGAAAAAATGCCTAATGAAATTAAAAATATGTTGTTTAAGCCACAAGGCAACGCTGGCGCATCTGCACCACAAGCAACACCAACTGAACAATCAGCGCCAGTTAATAAATCATCAACTATGCCAGTGGATAATACAGCTCAAGTACAAGCCGAGTTAAACAAACGCAATGCAGATATTAAAGCAGTATTCGCACCGTTTGGCTCAGCTCACGACTCTTTGTTGGTTGAGTGCTTGAGTGATTTATCAATTACCGCTGAGCAAGCCAAAGACAAATTATTAGCAAAACTTGGTGCAGGTACAACCCCAAGCGCAGCAGTAACACCTTATGCAGATAACGGTAATATTGTTGGCGATAGCGTTAAACAATCCTTATTAGCTCGTGCAGGCATCGATAAAGATAAAGCGAATGCCAAAGACAATGCCTACAACGCAATGACCTTACGCGAGCTTGCTCGTGCATCATTGGTTGATCGTGGCGTTAGTGTATCTGGTCAAAATGCTATGAGCATGGTCGGCTTAGCATTTACACACTCAAGCTCTGACTTCGGTCAAATCTTAATTGATGTGGCGCACAAATCATTACTTAAAGGCTGGGAGACTGCGGCGGAAAACTTTGATCAGTTTACCTCACGCGGTACGCTAACCGACTTCCGCGCGGCCAAACGCGTTGGATTGGGTGATTTTGGTTACTTACCACAAGTCGGTGAGGGGGAGGAGTACACC